GGGCGAAAGCCCAGCTCTCTGGTAAAGTCGTTCCAGGGGGAACGACTCTAATCAGAGTGCGAGAGTCAAATCTCGTGCATCTGGTTAGGGGAGTTCTCCCCACGCGCCACATTTGGACGCTGCGTAGACTAAGGAGAGGAGTGTACCCAGCCTTATTCGTTTGAGGCACTAGGATACAGAGGCTGACACCCTTGGTACCTAGGGGGAGAGTACTCTCCGACCTTGCGCAGTGGCAGGTCGGGTGGAGGTCTCCATCCTAAGTGAGATAGGGATGCTCTGCTAAGTCGATTCGTCGATATGTAGGACAAACCGAAATCCTTGCTCGGAAACGAGGAAGGGGGGTCAATCTTGGGGTGGTAGGATTAGCCACCTGAAGCCTGATTGGTTTCACTCACCAAAGCCTTCCAAGGCTGGCTGCGGCCCGACGCAAGTCGGAAACCGAAGTCCAAGAGTGCATTAGATTAATAACAGTCTTCACAAATACAATCAAACGAAAGTTTGGTCGCACTTGGAGTCGACTGCTAAACTCTTATGCGTCTCTTGGTGCCATGCTCAAGGTAAAACTTGGGCGTCCGGCAGTTCAACATATCCTCGGATGTGTTGCTCTGCTGGGGCGGAGAGTAAACCTATCGGTTGTTAAGGTGGTAATCACTACGGTTGCCCGTTTCTGGAGGTTGCAAAGAAATGGAGGAATACGCTTTCTGGTAGTCTACCTAAAAGCATGTTGCTCCATGTTGCAACAGTACATTGGCGGGCAACGCCTACACGACTTAGGGCCTTTCGGGGCCCGAGTCGGTCGAACGCATTCTGGATGTCCTTCCATTATTCCTGCCCTCCACAGGGCAAGGATACGCCGTGGTGACACTTGGACCATTCGCTTTTGGATGACCTTATTCGGCTTATACCGAGTTTTGGAATTCCCGGGGCGAGTGAAACTTGCGTCTATCACGGACGAAACAAAGATGCATCCTCTTTTGGGCAGCGCATTTAGTCAATTCGTTGCCAACCACTTCTTAAAGGTGCTGAAGTCGCATTTCTCTGTAAAGGGAAGTGTGACGGACGCACTCTTTGAGGAGCGGAGTAGAGGACCATTGGAGTTTATGAAAGGACTCCGGGCTAAGCCCTTCCTGATTTCGAAGAGCGGTCCAGCAATTCAAGCGTACAATGCGTCCTCAGGGGCGCAAAGTACGTCGCCAGCCTCTATCTTAGCGAGCGCTTACACATGGTTGAAGTCTCCCTTATTCCCGGTTCTAACGAACTGGTGTAAGATGACTGACAACATGTGGGTGCTCAATAGGATTGAAGACTGGGCCAAGGAACTTTGGGTCTGGGAGGATTCCCTTCCCCTCAGCCCCAAAGGACCAGAGTGTCCTTTCGAGGCCACTAATTGGCTTGGAAAGCTGGGCTTCAAACCGGAACCAGCAGGGAAAGTCCGGGTGTTTGCGATGGTGGACCCATGGACTCAATGGCTTATGGATAGACTTCATCGTGCTATCTTTAAGCTGTTGTCCAATATTCCGCAGGATGGTACATTCGATCAGATGGCACCTGTTAAGCGACTTATGCAATGGAAGGCCTCTAATGAGAAATCATTAGCTCGACCGATCCCATTGTATTCGTTCGACTTAAGTAGTGCAACTGACCGGATCCCTATTGTCCTGCAGAAGATCCTTCTGTCCCCATTCCTAACGGCATGGGGAGCAGAACTTTGGGCAAACCTCATGGTAGGCCGGGAGTATTCATGTCCGAAGACTATCAAGCTTGGTAATGGGGTAACCCAGAAGCTAAGCGAGAAAGGATTCGTACGTTATGAAACTGGCCAACCCATGGGAGCATTGAGTTCGTGGGCGATGCTCGCATTCGTCCATCATGCGTTCGTTCAATGGGCCGCTCTTAGAGCGGGCGCGATTACCATTGGTAAAGGGTGGTACGCTGGCTATGCCATCTTGGGAGATGACGTAGTCATAGCAGGTAAGGGTGTAGCTACTCGGTACGCCGAGTTGATGCGACTTATGGATGTCGGTATTGGAGACCACAAGTCTCTGATATCGCCCGTTGGCCTCGCATTGGAATTTGCGAAACGTACATTCCGTAAAGGAGTGGATGTTTCTATGGTTCCATTTGCAGAGTTCGTGATGTGCCGGCAATCCCTTGCTGGCCTTCTCGAGCTCGTACGCAAATATGGCCTTACTCTAGGACAGACGCTGTCCGTCTTAGGGTATGGCTATAAAGCGAAAGCCAATGCATCTAAACGGTTGTTTTCAATGCCGAAACGGCTGAGAAACTACATTCTTGCCTACTATGGTCCTGGTGGTCCAGGATATGGTGGTCTACGGTCTTGGTTACCGATGAGATCTGTAACTTCGACTTATAAAACCGCCGATATCCGGGTCCGCGACCTGGTAAACCGGTTCTTCGAGACCGAGGTAAAACTCGCCTTGGAGATCCTGGACGGCTGGTCTCATCTGATAGACGAGGCAAGACGTTTAGGAACGGTATACCGGGATCGCGAACACTATGGCACGGTACCCCGAGGAGGGTCAGGGTTGGTGAGTAAAATCACCAATCCCGACTTAACCTGGGAGATCGGCGCTGACTTTGGTGACGTCAAACTCATCGATGGGGTTTGGAAGCGAAAGCCGACTCTTGAGGAGTATAATGCTTCTCTTGAATCAGCCTACGTGATGGATAGAGACCCTAATAAGTCTCCGTTCATCGTAGCTTCCGAGGTGCCGGAAACGGCGCCTTGGATACCTACTCTAAATCCTATCTTTGAGGGCGATGCCATTGATACTCAGCAACCGACACCTCTTGGGCCAACTCGTGATACACAGATTCATCCGGGGATCGAAAGATCTACTCCACGATCCATCGTGGATTCACTGAATGAGACTGTGTACCGCGAGGCCTTCTTGGATACGGCCATAAACTACCGAGACCTTCGTACCAAACTCGAGGAAATCTCGATTCCTTCTCTTGACTGGGACGGGATTGAGAACCTCTGGAACAGTATTCGAGAGATCGAAACTGAACTAGGGGCTTTACCATTTCCTAAGAATCTTCATGTTCGGTCGCAGGGGGGATCCCCTCCCACGGCTGAACGGAAGATAATGAAGAGATGGTACCGCCACTCGGGGCTCTTTAGATCAACCGTTACCCGGTCTAGTGAGGAAGAAAGAGAAGTTCCTTAGCACTTAA